GCCTACTTTACTCAAATTATTCACTATGCATTTCTCCGTCGTATTCAAAAGGAGAAAAAGCAATTAGAAATTAAGACCAAGATTATCGAACGCACTGGTTATGATGAGGTTATGATGATTGATGACAACTTGCTTTCTGGAAACAATTCCGACTATAATAGTATGAAGGATGCTATTCAATACCGAAATAACCGATGAAAGTTGCCATACTTACTGACACTCATTTCGGCGCCCGGAAGGGTTCCAAGTATCTCCACGACCACTTTGAACTCTTCTATAAGAATGTTTTCTTTCCTGCTTTAGAGGAGCATGGAATTAAAACAGTCATTCATATGGGTGATGCCTTTGATAGTCGCAAGTCAATTGATTATCAAAGTTTAGAATGGGCAAAGCGTGTAGTATTCGAACCTCTTAAAAATCACGAAGTTCATATGATTGTGGGCAATCATGATTGTTATTTTAAGAATACCAATCACGTCAATTCACCTTCACTGCTTCTTCAAAATTATTCAAATATTAAGACTTACAGTTCTCCACAAACAGCAAAGATTGGTGGTATTGATATTATGATGCTGCCGTGGATTTGTAGTGAAAACTATGATGAGACGCTAAAACAAATCAAAAAGTCCAAAGCAAAGATTGCGATGGGTCATTTAGAACTTCAAGGTTTTCGAGTGAATCGTAATCTTGTGATGGAAGAGCACGGAACTGATCCAAAGATTTTTGATAAGTTTACAAAAGTATTTTCAGGTCATTATCATACTCGTTCCGATAATGGAAAAATCTATTATCTTGGAAACACTTATGAGATGTATTGGAACGATGTAAACGACACTCGTGGTTTTCATATTTTTGATACTGAAACATTAGAGCATACTCCAATCAACAATCCTTATAAATTATTCTATAACATTTACTATGAGGATACTCCACATCAAATGTTTGATGCTACAGAGTATGCAAATAAAATTGTGAAAGTGATTGTGCGTAAAAAATCCAAACCAAAGGATTTTGAAAAGTTCATTGATAAACTTTACACAGTCGGTATTCAAGACCTTAAGATTATTGAAAACTTTGAGATTCAAGAAAATGAGGAGTTTGAAATCAGTGAAGATGAAAACACTCTTACAATTCTAAATCGTTATATTGAAGAATCGGAGTTTCAGTTTGATAAAAATGTAATCAAAGGTATTTTCCAAGATCTTTATAGGCAAGCTTGCGAAGTAGAATAATGTTTCTTCTCACTCTCAAAAACAGAAAAGACGACGGAGCATACGCAGTTCAAAACCGATACGGTGAAAAGGTCTTATTTTTGTTTGAGGAAGAAGATGACGCAACTCGTTATGCTTTGATGCTAGAAGATCAAGAAAAAACCATAATGGATGTTGTGGAAGTTGATGACGATCTTGCAATTATGACCTGCAAACGCTACAATTATAAGTATGCTGTGGTCACTCCTGACGATATTGTAATTCCCCCTAAAAATGTTAGTATTTCATAAGATTAAATGGAAAAATTTTCTTTCTACTGGCAATCAGTGGAGTGAAATTGACTTTGAAAAGAATCATACAAATCTGATTATTGGCACAAATGGAGCAGGTAAATCCACTGTTTTGGATGCTCTGACCTTTGTGCTTTTTAATCGTCCGTTTCGTAAAATTAACAAACCTCAACTTGTTAATACAACAAATGAAAAAGATTGTTTAGTTGAGATTGAGTTTACAGTTAATAATCGTGACTATTTGGTGCGACGTGGAATCAAACCAAATATTTTTGATATCGAAGTGAATGGTGTTCCTCTTCATAAGGAAGCGGATGACCGTGCAAATCAAAAAATCTTGGAAGAAAATATTCTTAAGGTCAATTATAAATCCTTTACTCAAATTGTAATTCTGGGTAGTAGCACCTTTGTGCCTTTTATGCAGTTGACTACGGCACATCGTCGTGAGGTAATTGAGGACCTTTTAGATATTCGCATTTTTTCTGCGATGAATGCTCTCATTAAAGATAAGATTCGGGAAAAGAAAGATCAAATCAAATCTTTAGATCTCAAAAAAGAGACTCTCAAAGATAAGATGAAAATGCAAGAGAGTTTTATTGAAGAACTTGAGAGTCGTGGAAATGCAAACATCAATGCCAATCAAGAAAAGATTGCCAAGTTAGACGCAGAAGTTGGTGTTTATATGACTGAAAATGCTAGAACCGAAGAGGATATTTTTAAGTATACAAAGGAGCAAGAAGAGGTTCTTGGTGCTGGTGATAAGTTAGTAAAGTTAAACAATCTCAAAGGTAAAATCTCTCAAAAAGTATCAGTCATTACTAAAGAGCATAAGTTCTTTACTGAGAATACGGTTTGTCCTACCTGCACACAAACAATTGAGGAGGAGTTTCGGTTAAATAGAATTAAGGACGCTCAAAATAAGGCAAAGGAACTCCAAAAAGGTTATCAAGATCTTGAGGAGACTATAAAATTAGAGCAGGAGAGAGAGCGTCAATTTACCGTTCTTTCAAAGGAGATCACAAAACTCAACCATGAGATTTCTCAAAACAATACTCGCATTTCCCTTAACCAAAGACAAATCCGAGATCTTGAAAATGAAGTTCAAACTCTTACCCAACAACTTAAAAACAGAAATACTGAACATGAGAAGTTAGAAGAGTTCAGAGAAAATCTCCAAAAAACATTTGAAGACCTTTCCAAGAAAAAAGAAGAAATCGTTTATTACGATTTTGCCTACTCCTTACTCAAGGATGATGGTGTAAAGACGAAGATTATTAAAAAGTATCTTCCGTTTATAAATCAGCAGGTGAATCGTTATCTACAGATGATGGACTTTTATATTAATTTCCATCTTGATAGTGAGTTCAATGAAACTGTGAAGTCGCCTATTCACGAAGACTTTTCTTATAGTTCTTTTAGTGAGGGTGAAAAAATGAGAATCGATTTGGCACTACTTTTCACTTGGAGAGAAGTTGCCCGAGTCAAAAACTCTGTTAATACTAATCTGCTGATTATGGATGAAGTATTTGATTCCTCTCTTGATGGTTTCGGCACCGATGAGTTCCTTAAGATTATCCGTTATGTGATTAAGGATGCTAATATATTTGTGATTTCTCATAAGTCTGATTTACATGACAAATTTGAAAGTGTCCTCCGATTCGAAAAAGTCAAAGGTTTTTCACGTATGATGTCCCAACAAGCACAAGACTAATGCAAGTTCCCAATCGCTATCATCACTCCAAGAAGGAGCAGAAGCGGAAACTGAAACCGCAGGCACTCCGACAAGCAAAGGCACGTCGCCAAGCACTCAAGAAGCGTCTCCAACACGGGGACGCTTCTTCTTTTATAAATATTTGAAAATATTTTGGTCAAATGGCAAAGGACGAAACCGAAATTGGTATTACCGGTAAACCTATTCCCAAAAAGAAAAGATCTCCTAAAAAGCAACATGAGTTTGAAAAGAAGAGAAGGGAAAATCTAGGTCAAAATGTTGGTGGGAGAACTTATAGATCCGATGTAAGTCCAAATTTTAATCCTCGTTCAGTTCGTGAAGAAGTTCTTGTCGATTATCTTCTTGGTGAAGGTTTTGCATCGGATGAGAAGTCAGCACAAGCAATCGCTGGTGCGATGAGTGAAAAGTGGAGACAGAGTATTAATGAAGGCATGGGTTTGAGTGTAGGTGGTGCCAAATTAATTGGAAAACTTGCAGCAAATTCAAGAACCCCTGAAGCACAAGCAACAAAAGCATCTCAAAAGAACATTACTGATCCAATTGGGTTTGCTATAAAGGGTGCTACAAAAGCAGTTCTTGGTGTGGGTGATAAGAAGAATGCGGAAATGATGCAGAAGCGTCGCCCAAATTAAGACACTTCCCAAACTGGCACATAAGAGGGTCTCACCACCCTCTTTTTTTGTATAATGATTTCATACGAATCAAACCTATGTCTGTCCGCCACGAAATCAAGTCCCAACTTGCCAAACTTCTTGCCACCGAAGACCTTGTGGTTGAGCACAAGAAGGTAGAGACTGCCTGCTTTAACGTCCATACTCGTGTGCTGACTCTGCCGATGTGGGAGAAGGCAAGCAACACCGTATATGACCTTCTGGTGGGTCACGAAGTGGGTCACGCTCTCTATACGCCCGATGAGGATTGGACAAAACAATATAGTATTCCCCCCCAGTTTGTGAATGTGGTTGAGGATGCTCGTATTGAGAAACTGATGAAGCGTCGTTATGCTGGTCTTGGCAAGACCTTCTTTAACGGTTATAAAGAACTTGCTGACGATGATTTCTTTCAGATTGGTGATGACAATCTGGAAACTTATAATCTTGCCGACCGTGCAAACCTTTGGTTTAAGGTTGGAAACTTTGTTGATGTGCCGATTGGGCGTGGTAAAGAGACTGATATTATCAATCTGATTGCTGATGCCGAAACTTTTTCCGATGTCTTGATTGCATCGGAGGCACTCTATAAGTATTGTAAGCAAAAACAGCAAGAAGAAGTTAAAATTAATCTTGATAATCTGGAATCACAGGACAGTGGTGCAGATAATCAACCTTCTCCTGATATTACTGACCAACAACAGGGTGAAAATGACCAACCCGAATCTGGTGCTTCCGAAGGTGCTTCTTCTGATGAATCTTCAGATCAGAAACAACAACCCAATCCCAACAATCAAGGTGGTGAGAAGAATGAAGATCCTGAAGTGAAAACAATGGAGTCTCTGGAAGAGGCACTTAAAGATCTTGTCAACAATGACGGATATGAGAATGTCTATCTGGAAATTCCTCAACTTGACCTGAAAAAGATTATTGTTTCAAATGCAGAGATTCATTCTCAATGTAGTGAGTCGTGGAATGCATACTTGGAAAACAGTGACCGCACTTATGAATGTGTTTTTGGTGAGGTTGATAAGCAGTTTGTGGAATTCAAACGCTCTGCTCAAAAGGAAGTCAATTATCTTGTGAAAGAGTTTGAGTGTCGTAAGGCAGCAGATTCTTATGCACGTGCCACCACTGCTCGCACTGGTGTACTTGATTGCTCCAAACTTCATACCTACAAATACAATGAGGATCTTTTCAAAAAGGTCACTACGCTTGCTACTGGTAAGAATCACGGTCTCGTATTCGTTCTTGACTGGTCTGGTTCTATGGGTGAGGTAATGCTGGATACCGTCAAACAACTCTTCAATCTTGTTTGGTTTTGTAAGAAAGTTGCAATTCCTTTTGATGTTTATGCTTTTACAACCGATTATCCTTTGGTGACTTATGATGAGAATGGTAGGGCAAATATGCGCGAACTTGCCTATCAAAAGAAAGATGGTCTGATTCAGGTTGGTGAATGGTTTTCTATGATGAATCTTCTCACCAGTAAAGTAAATGGCAAGACTCTGGAAAATCAAATGAAAAATATTTTCCGTCTTGCAGTTTCTTTTGGGCGCCATTCTTATCATTCCTATCCTACTCCTTTGGGTATGAGTCTTTCGGGCACTCCTTTAAATGAATCTATGATTGCTCTTCATCAGATTCTTCCCAAATTTCAAAAAGAAAATAAACTTCAAAAAGTTCAGTGTGTGATTCTGACTGATGGTGAGGCGTGTGGTATTAAGTATCATCGTGAAGTGAAGCGTCACTGGGAAGATGGTCCTTACTTGGGCACTTCTCATATTGGCACTAATTCATTCTTGCGTGACCGCAAAACTGGCAATACTTATTCTCTGGAATGTGAATGGCATCAAATGACTGATGTTTTCCTTCGCAATTTGAGAGATAAGTTTGCTGATATTAATTTTATTGGTATTCGTGTCCTTGAATCTGGTGATGCCGGTTCTTTTATTCGTCGTTACTGTGGTTATTATGGTCCGGATTATGATAAGGTGATGGGTTCTTGGAGGAAGGAAAAAGCATTTTCGATTAAAAAGTCTGGGTATCATACTTACTTTGGACTTTCTGCGAATGCACTTGCACAAGATTCTGAGTTTGCTGTGTCGGAAGATGCTTCTAAATCGCAGATTAAAAACGCTTTTGTCAAGAGTTTGAAATCCAAAAAAATGAACAAGCGTATTCTTGGGGAGTTTGTGGAACTCATTGCTTGAACCACTTTCCAAACCGTCACAGGGGGCACTTACCTGCCCCTTTTTTGTGTGTATAATATGAGAGTTCAAACAAAACACCTAACTACATTATGTCTCGCAAGTCTTCTGTGAACGACGCCCAACTGATTGAGTCTATTCAAGAACTGTATGGTTCTGAAATTACTTCTGGAGACCTGAAAGGTTTTTGTGCCTCTCGTGGTCTTAACTATCAGACTGTTAGTCGTCGTCTTGAGAGTTATAAGACTGCTCGTGGTCGTTGGAATCTGGAAGTGACTCAAGAACGTGTTGAAGAGATTGAGCGTTCTTTCAGTGCTCCTGCTGTGCTTCCTGCTGCTGAACAAAACCTTATTCCTGATAAAGATGATACCTTCGTCAAGTTTGGTAACTTTAACGATATTAAAAAAATTATTCAGTCCCGTCTCTTTTATCCTACGTTCATTACGGGTCTTTCGGGTAATGGTAAAACGTTCTCTGTGGAGCAAGCGTGTGCTCAACTTAAGCGTGAATTGATTCGTGTCAATATTACCATTGAAACTGATGAGGATGACCTGATTGGCGGTTTCCGTCTTGTGAATGGTGAAACTGCCTGGCACAATGGCCCTGTGATTGAGGCACTGGAGCGTGGTGCAATTCTTCTTCTGGATGAAATTGACCTTGCTTCCAACAAGATTCTGTGTCTCCAATCCGTTTTGGAAGGCAAAGGTGTTTTCCTGAAAAAAATTGGTCGGTTTGTGAAACCTGCCGCTGGATTCAACGTTGTTGCCACTGCAAACACCAAAGGTAAGGGTTCTGATGACGGTCGCTTTATCGGCACCAACGTGCTTAATGAAGCATTCCTTGAGCGTTTCCCTGTGACCTTTGAGCAAGCGTATCCTGCTCCTGCAACCGAACAGCGCATTCTGGAAGGCATCGCTCTGGATCTTGGTGTGGAAGACCGCGACTTTTGTAAGCGTCTGGTTGATTGGGCAGACATCATCCGCAAGACCTTCTACGATGGTGGTATTGAGGAAATCATTAGCACCCGCCGTCTGGTTCACATCATCCGTGCCTACAGCATCTTCAGTGATAAGGCAAAGGCAATTCAAGTGTGTGTGAATCGCTTTGACGATGAGACCAAGCAATCTTTCCTGGAACTTTATGACAAGGTGGATGCTGATTTCAAAATGCCTTCTGAAGGCGGTGAGCACGTAACTTATGACCTTGACCAACCTGCTCCGTTCTGATATAATTGGGGAAGGTAAAACTATGACCTTCCCCTTTATTATGGATGAACATCCTTATTCTACAAATGAATTTACACTCACTATGAATGAACATAGTGGATATTTGGACCTTACAAAAAAATCATTGACTATGAACGACAACGCGAATCATTTTTGGAAATACAATGAAGACCAAATCCTGAAACAACTTGAACAATATATTGCTGGAACTTATAGTCAGCATTATGTCGATCGAACTGGTGGTGGAACGGAACAGACACTTGATAAAATCAAACACAATCGTCGTGAGGGATTTTGTGCAGGTAATGTAACCAAGTATATTGATCGTTACGATACGAAAGGCACTCCTCGTGCAGATCTCTTCAAAGTTTTGCACTATACTATTCTTCTGATCAATCATCTGAATCTTGTTGAACAAAAATGAAACTTTCTGATAACACTCTGACTGTTCTTAAAAACTTTGCTGGTATTAATAACTCTATTCTTGTTAAGCAAGGAAATAAACTCCGCACAATTTCTGTAGCAAAAAACATTCTTGCTGAAGCAGATATTACAGAAGAGTTTCCCCGTGAGTTTGCAATTTATGATCTAAACCAGTTTTTGAATGGACTGGGACTTCATCAAGACCCTGACCTTGACTTTGGCGAAAATTCTCACATTATGATTCGTGAAGGTAAGCGTAGGGTTAAGTATTTCTATGCCGATCCAAATGTAATTATCTCACCTCCCGATAAAGAGATTCAACTTCCTTCCAAAGATGTTTGTTTTCAACTTGAGAGTGTGACTTTGGAGAAACTCCTCAAGGCAGCAGCAGTTTATCAACTTCCCGATCTTTCTGCAGTTGGTGAAGCGGGTGTAATTCGCCTTGTGGTTCGTGATAAGAAGAATGATACTTCTAACGAATATTCTATCGTTGTTGGTGAAACCGATAAAGAATTTACATTCAACTTCAAAGTTGAAAACATCAAGATCATTCCCGGTCCCTATGATGTTGTGGTGTCTTCTAAACTTTTGTCACAGTTTAAGAATAGTAAGTATAATCTGACGTATTATATTGCTCTAGAACCTGATTCTACTTTTGAGTGATGGAATTTCTTTTTTATCTTTCTACTCAACAAATGGATGTCTATAAAATGATATCTAAAAAAGTTCGAGTAGTTGAAAATTCTTCTATTTGTCGAAAATACGATGTCTTTGGGTTTTATAACGCTTCCCAAAAAACACTTTCAATATGCACTGATAAAATTAAAAGTTATCCAAGTATTGAAAAAAATGTAAATGAAACTTTGTTGCACGAATCTGTTCATGTTGCTCAATCTTGTAGGACCAACTTTAGATATTTGACTCCTTTCGGAATTAATTCTTCGAGCATGTATTTAAACTATCAAAAAGAGGCAGATTTGAAAAAAGTTATTGCTTTTGATAGAAACTTGAAAAATATTGACAGGGAAGCATTCTGGATGGAAGATAAACCTGAAAAAGTAAAGTATGTTATTCAAAAGTATTGTTTCTGATGAATATTTTTGTTACGCATCAATTTCCTGCAGAAAGTGCTATTACACTTCCTGACCGCCATATAACAAAGATGCCCCTTGAATGCTGCCAAATGCTTTCTATTGTGGCATCAAAGTGGTATCATAATTATGGGCAACTTCATAAAAAGGATGGAAATCCTTATGCTACTGAAAAAGGTGCTTTTCGTAACCATCCTTGCACCCAGTGGGCAGCAAAATCTATTGATAATGCTTACTGGTTAATTAAACATGGAATGAATCTTTGTGATGAGTTTCAACTGCGGTATGGCAAAGCACATTCGTGCTATAATACTCTTTTAGAGGCATACTATTTGTTTCCAAAAGGAAAATTGACTAATGTAACCCCATTTGCAAGAGCGATGCCGGATGAACTTAAATATGATACTTCAATAGATACATTTGAGGCATATAAAAGGTATATTGCTTCTAAAACTTGGGTAAAAGACAATTACCTTCGTATGCCAGAACGCAAACCTGAATGGGTATGAACTATGAAAAAGGTGATGTTTTCCTAGACAAAGATACGCGCAAGTTGTATATTTTTGATGGGAAAGAATGGTGGGAAATTGTCCCAAGTTCTTATTTGAAAAAACCTGATTGGATTTAAATTATGAGCAGTGATTTTATCTGGGTGGAGCGATATCGCCCAAAAACTATTGACGACTGTATTCTTCCTGATGATACTAAAAAGACATTTAAGGAGTTTGTTGCAAAAGGAGAGATTCCAAATCTTCTTCTTGCAGGACCTCCCGGTATTGGTAAGACAACTATTGCAAAAGCGTTGTGTAATGAGTTAGGAGCAGATTTTTATGTCATCAACGGATCCGACGAAGGACGTTTCTTGGATACTGTGCGGAACCAAGCAAAGAACTTTGCTTCGACCGTATCACTTACGGAATCTTCTAAACACAAAGTCATCATCATCGATGAGGCAGATAACACGGGCAACGACGTTCAACTCCTTCTACGGGCGAATATTGAGACATTTTATAACAACTGTAGATTCATCTTTACCTGCAATTACAAAAACAAAATCATTGAACCACTCCATTCCCGATGTGCAGTCATTGACTTCACAATCAAAGGGAAAGAAAAAACCAAGTTGGCGGGATCCTTTTTCAAGCGTTTACAGAACATCTTGGATGAGGAACGCATCGAATATGATCAAAAAGTCCTTGTTGAAATCATCTCTAAACATTTCCCCGACTTCAGGAGAGTCCTTAACGAGTGCCAAAGATATGCGGTGGGGGGCAAAATTGACTCAGGCATTCTTGCATCTTTCTCAGACATCTCTGTAGATGAGTTGATCAAATATCTTAAAGAGAAGAACTTTACAGAAGTTCGAAAGTGGGTTGTTTCTAATTTAGATAATGATGCTAACTTGATTCTCCGTAGGGTATATGATTCTTGTTATAATCATCTGACTCCACAGACAATCCCTGCTGCAGTTCTTGTAATTGCAAAGTATCTTTATCAAAGTAGTTTTGTTGCTGATCAAGAGATTAATCTTCTGGCAGCATTGACTGAAATAATGTGTGAGTGTGAGTGGAGATGAGTCTTTATAAAATCAATAAGGCATCTCTTTATGATGTGCCAGTAAAAACAAATCCTCAAAATGTAAAAGAAGCAAATGAAGGTTTGTTTCGTGCTACATTAAATCTTCCTGCTGCTGCAAAGCATTGTGGTATGACGCAGAAAGAAATGAAACTGACTTTTAGAGAATATTTGAAGTATCATCCTAAAGATTATGAAAACTAAAATTAAATTTGATTTTGAAATGGTAATGGGTGTAGTTGAATACACTCGCCGTCTACGATTTGGTGGACAAAAATTTAGTCGAGCACTGTTTATTGAAAAGGCAATTGAAAAAACCAGCAAAAACTTAGTATATGTTGGATTAAATGATTCTTTGGGGCATGATTTTACTACTAAAGTAAATGAAGAAGTTTGGCGACTAGAAGCAAAAGGTCTTGATGGGTTATTTCAAACTGACCGAACTTTTAATACCAAAGAAATTACTCTTAAAAACTTTCAAGGGAATGTAAACAATTATTTTCCAGAACAAAAGTTTGATGAAATGATTTTGATCGATCAAACTCAACGTCATTTTGGAATTGTATCTTTTGAAAATGCTCTTAAAAATTTTAATCCTAAAAAAAATCTTAAAAAATCTGGACTGAAAATTGTTGTTGATAAGAGGGATGTTGAATATATTGCTAAAAATGTTTCTCTCGCACCTAAAAAGCAAGTACGAGAACTTTATTATGAAATTGTCGATGAACTTTACAAATGGGGGGATGAATCTGATGAGTGGTAATATAAAATCTCTTAAAACTCCGTTACGCTACCCTGGTGGCAAATCCCGTGCTTGTGAAAAGATGGGACCTTATTTTCCAGACCTTCGCAATTATGATGAGTTTCGTGAACCATTTCTTGGTGGTGGAAGCGTTGCGATTTATATTACTAAAAAATATCCCAACCTAGATATATGGGTCAATGATCTTTATGAACCTCTTGTAAACTTCTGGCAACAACTCCAGATGTTTGGATATGATTTAAAAAGTGAATTGGTGGATTTAAAAACGGCATACAATACTCCAGAATTGGCAAGAGAGTTATTTACGAAGTCAAAGGAGCATATCAATAATGAGTCTGAATCGAACTTTAATCGTGCTGTCGCTTTCTATATTGTTAATAAATGTTCTTTTAGTGGTCTTACCGAAAGTTCATCTTTTTCAGAGCAAGCAAGTAACTCCAATTTCTCCCTGCGAGGAATCTATAAACTGCCCGAATATTCCAAGTTAATTGCTCACTGGCGCATAACTAATTACTCCTACGATTATCTGATGGATGGAAACAAAGGTGCTTTTATGTATCTCGATCCTCCTTATGACATTAAGGATAATCTCTATGGGAGAAAGGGATCAATGCATAAAGGATTCGATCACGATAAGTTTGCTGCTGATTGCGACTCTAACAATATGGATCAGTTGATTAGTTATAATTCTGACCAACTTGTAAAAGATAGGTTTAAGGACTGGAACGCTGCCGAGTTTGATTTGACTTATACGATGCGTTCTGTTGGTGAATATATGCGTGAGCAAAAACAAAGAAAAGAACTATTGCTTTTTAATTATGGAATTGAAGGACTGGTTAAACTCGATCAATCAAACGAAGCAGAATCTAATTGATGAAGATCCTTCACTTGAGAAGGAATACGCCCCTTATATCATCAATCGTTGCTTTTCTGGGCACATTGATTGTATTATGTTTGCGAATGAAATGAATCGCTATCATTTTCTTCCAAAGAAGATGCAATATGATTTTTTGCTAAATAGTCTGAGGAAAAAGAAGAGATTTTCTCCCTGGCTCCGACAAGATAAAATCAAAGATCTTGATTATGTCAAACGTTATTATGGATATAGTAATGAAAAGGCAAAACAGGCTTTGAGAATTCTTTCAAAAGAACAACTTACTTTTATAAAATCGAAATTTGAAACTGGAGGAAAACAATGAGCGTCGTTCAAGAACCTATTGTAAACTGGACGCCTAATATGATGGTTGAAGTTTTGTTGAATGAACCTGATGACTTTTTGAAAGTTCGTGAGACTTTGACTCGTATCGGGGTTGCTTCAAGAAAGGAAAAGAAAATCTATCAATCTTGCCACATTCTTCACAAGCAAGGTAAATATTTTATTGTCCATTTTAAAGAACTTTTTGCTCTGGATGGTAAACATGCCAACTTAACCGTAAATGATATTCAGCGTCGCAATCGTATTGCTCAATTAATTGCAGATTGGGGTCTGATTACGATTGTAGATGTTAATAAAATTCAAGATATTGCACCTTTGAACCAGATTAAAGTTCTTGCCTATAAGGACAAGGGAGACTGGATTCTGGAAACTAAGTATAATATTGGTGCTAAAAAGAAAAGGGACGAAGAAACCGAATGATTTTGTAGGGAGTTCAACACTCCCTTTTTTTATGTTTATTGTATAATTAGTAGTGAACGCCGAAAGGGTTCACAAAACACAAACTCGCTTTTAAAGGAGCTACAATAATGACTAATCTTGCAACCTCAAGGTTTACATCTGCGGATCTTCCTGCCCTGATGGATAGGATTACTCGCAATAGTATTGGAATGGACGAATATTTTGATCGTCTGTTTAATCTTCACGAAACTACTTCTAACTATCCACCTTATAATCTTGTTCAAGTCAGCAATGTTGAATCTCGTTTAGAGATTGCACTTGCAGGATTTAAGAAGTCGGAAGTTAATGTTTTTACCGAATATGGTAAACTTTTTGTTGAAGGTCAAAAAGAAGATAAAGAAACCGAATCTCAATATGTTCATAAAGGTCTTGCCCAAAGAAGTTTTAAGAGAGTATGGACAATTGCAGACGATACTGAAGTCAAAGATGTAGTTTTTGAAGATGGATTGCTTTCAATTGAATTGAGAAAGATTGTTCCTCAACACCATCAGCGTAAGGACTATCTCTAAATATTAAGTATCGTCGCCGCAAGGGGAGCAACTGGCAAAATCCAGTTGACGCTCCCCCATTTTTTTGCTATAATGGGTTGAAGGAATAAAATAAAAATGTCAACTAAACTTGCATTATTGAAATCTGGAGAGACAGTCATTTCCAACATTAAGGAAATTGTTTCTGATGAAAAACCTTGTGGATATATTTTTAATAAACCATATAAGGTTCTTACAGAAAGGTCTATTCTTTTGACTGAAGAGGTAGATTACGATGCTAAAATCGAAGTATCTCTGTCGTCGTGGATTCTTCTGACACAAGACGATCAGATTCTAGTTCCGTTAGATTGGGTAGTGACGATTGTTGAACCACTTAATTCAGTTAAAGATCTTTATGAGGAGAGAGTAAATGGAAAAAACAGTTAAGTGCCTTTTGTTAAAGGTTGATAATGTAATTATCACTGAGATTATTGAAGTTGGTTCTGAACTTGGAGAACCAGATTGTAAACTCATTAATCCTTATCAAATCGACGCTGAAGGAAATTTAACTCCTTGGCCTGATGTGACAGATCAAACTGAAATGATGATTCACTCTGATAGTATCCTTACGATTGTTGACCCAAAAGAAGAAATCATTGAAAAGTATTTTGAATTGACTGCCTAATGTCTCAAAGATTTTATACAAACGTTCAAATGGTCGGAGATCACTTCTTGGTCCGTGGTTATGAAAATGGTAAACATTTCATGACTCGGGAGAAGTTTTACCCGACTCTTTTTGTCCCTTCAAAAAAGAAAACTAAATATCAAACTTTAACTGGAGAGTATGTAGAAGAAGTTAATCCCGGAACGGTAAGGGAATGTCGTGACTTTGTTAAAAGGTATGATGGTGTAGAAAACTTTAAAATCTGTGGAAACACTGGATATATCTATCAATACATTTCTGATATGTATCCGGAGGAGGAGATTAAATTTGATATTAATAAAATCAAATTAACCACTCTTGATATTGAGGTCGCATCGGAAAATGGATTTCCTGATGTAGAATCTGCGGCTGAGGAAGTTCTTTTGATTACAATTCAAGATTATGCTTCAAAGCAAATTCGCACTTGGGGTGTTGGTCCTTTTGAAAACAAGCAAAAGAATGTGATGTATAAATCTTTTGCAACTGAAAGAGACCTATTAAACGATTTTATTGCTTGGTGGATGACGGAAGATAATACGCCAGAAGTTGTAACTGGTTGGAATATTGAGTTATATGATATTCCATATCTTGTTCGTCGCCTTGATAGAATTCTTGGTGAAAAGTTAATGAAAAGAATGTCTCCATGGGGACTTGTAACTGAAAGTGAAATTTATATTGCTGGACGTAAGCACATTTCCTATGATGTCGGTGGTATTACTCAACTTGACTATCTGAATCTTTATAAGAAGTTTACTTATAAAGCACAGGAATCTTATCGTCTAGATTATATTGCTAATGTTGAACTTGGTCAGAAAAAATTAGATCACTCTGAATTTGATACTTTTAAAGATTTTTACACTAAAGGGTGGCAGAAATTTGTAGAATACAACATCATCGACGTGGAACTTGTTGACCGAATGGAGGACAAGATGAAACTAATCGAACTTGCAATTACAATGGCATATGACGCTAAAGCAAACTATGCTGATGTTTTTTCTCAAGTTAGAATGTGGGATACAATCATCTACAACTATCTGAAAAAGCGGGACATTGTTATCCCCCCCAAAGAACGTTCTGATAAAGATTCAAAGTATGCTGGCGCTTATGTTAAGGAACCTATTCCGGGAATGTATGACTGGGTGGTGAGTTTTGACTTGAATAGTCTATATCCACATTTGATTATGCAATTCAATGTGAGTCCCGAAACTCTTATTGATGATAGGCACCCAACAGTGACTGTTGATAAAATTCTTAATCAAGAATTAACATTTGAACTTTATAAGGATTATGCAGTCTGTGCTAATGGTGCAATGTATCGCAAAGATGTTCGTGGGTTTCTTCCAGAATTGATGGAGAAAATCTATGAGGACCGCACCATCTATAAAAAGAAAATGCTTTTGGCAAAGCAACAGTATGAAAAAACTCCAACAAAAGAACTGGAAAAGGAGATTGCAAGGTGTAATAACATTCAAATGGCAAGGAAGATTCAACTTAATAGTGCTTATGGTGCTATTGGTAATCAGTACTTCCGTTATTATAAACTAGCAAACGCTGAAGCAATTACACTTTCTGGGCAAGTTGCAATTCGTTGGATTGAAAATAAACTTAATAAGTATTTGAATAAAGTTCTGAAAACTGAAGAGGTGGATTATGTTATTGCTTCCGATACTGACTCTGTTTATCTTAATATGGGTCCTTTGGTTGAGACTGTATACAAGGGAAGAGAGAAAACTACTGAAGGCATTGTTTCATTCCTTGATAAGATCTGTAAAGTGGAACTTGAAAAGTATATTGAAGGTTGCTACCAAGAACTGGCTCAGTATGTAAATGCTTACGACCAGAAGATGCAGATGAAGCGTGAGAACATTGCCGAGCGTGGAATCTGGACTGCCAAAAAGCGTTATATTTTGAATGTCTGGGATAGTGAGGGTGTTCGTTATGAAGAACCTAAACTGAAGATGATGGGCATTGAGGCAGTTAAATCTTCTACACCTGCTCCGTGTCGTCAGATGATTAAGGATGGACTTAAGTTGATGATGAGTGGAACTGAAGAAGAGGTGATTGAGTTTATTGATAAGTGCCGTAATGCCTTCAAAAAACTTCCACCAGAACAGATTGCATTTCCCCGCACTGCTTCCGATGTTCGTAAGTATTATTCCCATTCAACGATTTACGCTTCAAAAACTCCTATTCATATTCGTGGGGCGCTTCTTTTTAATCATTATATAAAGGAAAAGAAATTGACCCACAAATATTCTTTGATTGCTAATGGTGAAAAAGTTAAGTTTATTTTCTTGAAAAAACCTAATATTATTCAGGAAAATGTAATAGCATTCATTCAAGATTTTCCCAAAGAACTTGGTCTTGACAAATACATAGACTATGACCTACAATTTGAAAAGAGTTTTATTGACCCTCTTAAGTCCATTCTCGATTCAATTGGGTGGAAAGTGGAAAAAACAACAAGTCTTGATTCATTTTTTATCTAATGAATTTGCCGATTACTAAACGTGAATTTGAAAAAATTCTAGAATTACTTAAAAGAACTGATGAAAAGCAGTTGTATAATAAATTGTGGACCTTTAATTTTAATAGGAACAAATGACTATGGATTTTCTTAAAGATATTGTAAAAGAAATCGGCGGTGAGTATACACAACTTGCTTCTGATATTGATGAGACGGAGACTTATGTTGATACGGGTTCATACATTTTTAATGCACTGGTTTCGGGCAGCATATTTGGTGGTGTATCTGGGAATAAGATTACTGCTATTGCTGGAGAGTCTTCTACTGGAAAAACTTTTTTCTCTCTCGCCGTTGTTAAGAACTTTCTTGATACTCATCCCAATGGTTATTGTCTCTACTTTGACACTGAGGCTGCTATCACTAAATCTCTCTTGGAGTCACGCGGCATCGACACATCACGTCTTGTCGTGGTTAATGTTGTCACCGTAGAAGAGTTTCGTGGAAAGGCACTCAAAGCGGTAGATCTTTATATGAAAAAACCTGAAGGTGAGCGTAGTCCTTGTATGTTTGTGCTAGACTCTTTGGGGATGCTTTCCACGAGTAAGGAGATTAATGATGCTCTGAATGATAAAGAAGTTCGTGATATGACCAAATCACAACTTATTAAAGGTGCATTCCGTATGCTTACTTTGAAACTTGGTCAAGCAAATATTCCAATGATTGTAACAAATCATGTATATCAAGTTATTGGATCTTATGTTCCTACACAAGAAATGGGTGGTGGTAGCGGTCTTAAGTATGCTGCTTCTACAATCATTCATCTCAGTAAGAAAAAGGAAAAGGATGGAACGGAAGTCATTGGAAATATTATCAAGGCAAAGAGTCTTAAGTCGCGTTTAAGTAAGGAAAATCAAGATGTGGAAGTTCGTCTCTATTATGATGAGCGTGGTCTCGATCGTTATTATGGTCTTCTTGAACTCGGTGAGACTGCAGGACTTTGGAAGAATGTAGCGGGTCGCTATGAGATTAATGGCAAGAAAATTTATGGAAAGGAAATTCTGAAAAATCCAGAACAATATTTTACCGAAGAAGTAATGCAGCAACTTGATGCTGCCGCGAAACAGCAATTCTCTTATGGAACGAATTGAGACCACGATTCTCAGAAACCTAATATTTAATGAAGACTACTCACGCAAAGTTATTCCTTTCATACAACCAGATTATTTTGAGAAAAAGACCGAAAAGGTCATTTTTGAAGAGATTGTCCAATTTATTGTTAAGTATGGTTCGGCAATCACCATTGAAGCACTCAGCATTGAAATAGAAAATCGCACAGATTTAACAGAAGAGCAGATAAAAGAAGTTAGAGAAATTAACAAATCTCTAAATGATGCTACTGTAGAAAAACAATGGTTACTTGATACTACTGAAAAGTGGTGTCGTGACCGTGCGATTTATCTGGCACTTATGGAGTCAATCCATATTGCTGATGGTAATAATGAAAAAAAGAATCGGGATGCTATTCCCAGTATTCTTTCTGATGCTCTAGCAGTATCTTTTGATAATAATATTGGACACGATTACTTAGAAAACTATGAAGAACGATATGAGTTTTATCACCGAAAAGAAGACAAAATCGAATTTGATCTTGAATACTTTAACAAAATTACCAAAGGTGGGATCCCTAATAAAACTCTTAATATCGCTCTTGCTGGTACGGGTGTCGGGAAATCTCTATTCATGTGCCATGTGGCTAGCTCCGTCTTGCTCCAAGGACGGAACGTTTTGTACATTACGATGGAAATGGCAGAAGAGCGCATTGCTGAAAGAATTGATGCAAACTTATTGAATGTCCCGATTCAGCAACTGGTAGATCTTCCTCGTCAAATGTTTGAAAATAAGGTCACAAGTCTATCCAAGAAAACTCAAGGAACCCTTATAATTAAGGAATATCCAACTGCATCTGCACATAGTGGACATTTTAAAGCACTTCTTAACGAACTTGCACTTAAGAAGTCATTTAGACCTGATATTATTTTCATTGATTACCTTAATATATGTGCTTCCAGTAGGTATAAATCAAATCTTTCTGTTAATTCATATTCGTATATCAAAGCAATTGCTGAGGAATTGCGTGGACTCGCCGTCGAGTTTAATGTCCCAATTGTCTCCGCTACTCAGACCACTCGTTCAGGTTTTGGTTCTTCTGATGTTGAACTTACTGATACTAGTGAGTCCTTTGGTCTGCCTGCTACTGCTGATCTTATGTTTGCCCTTATTAGTACAGAAGAGCTTGAGCAGTTGGGACAGATTATGGTGAAGCAGTTGAAGAACCGATACAATGATCCTACAATTTACAAACGTTTTATTGTAGGAATTGACCGTGCTAAAATGCGTCTTTATGATTGCGAACAAACAGCACAAAAAGATATACTTGACTCCGGAAACGAAGACGAGTATAATGATTACGAAGACAAAAAACCTAAAAAATCATTTGAGGGATTTAAATTTTAATGGAAACCAAACACGTTAATTTTGACAAGTATGCTGAATTTGTGGATGTAGTCACATCTGATGCATCTAAAGATTTTCTTGCACTTTCTGACCGTCTGGTTGCTCTGGACGAAAAGGGTGCAAATATTGAGCGACTTCTAACTGGTGCTGTTGGTATCAATGCGGAAGGTGGTGAGTTTATGGAAATTGTTAAGAAGATGATCTTTCAGGGCAAACCTTATAGTGAAGACAACCGTGAGCATCTGATTATTGAATTGGGGGATATTATGTGGTATGTTGCTCAAGCGTGTATTGCACTTGATGTCACTCTTGACGAAGTTGTTGCTCGTAATGTTCAAAAACTTCTGAAGCGTTATCCTGAAGGTGCTTTTGATGTTTATTTTTCCGAAAATCGTGCTGCTGACGACCGATGACTAAAGTAACAATTAAAATGGATGTTCGTTCTGCCGCTGCAGTTCGTCAAGTCCTCTTTGAGCATCAGAGGGGACATAGTTATGAGTTTGCTTCTGAAAGAATCACTGATATTCGCAAAGTTATTGTAGATCTTGATGAAAGTATCGGTAGTGTAATTGGTGAGTAATAAATATTTTAAAAAATGTCTTTGATTGGTAAGAGAAAAGGAAGACCAACTACAAGAATACAGTTTGATGCTATTCTTAAAAGATTCATTGTCTTCCTTAAAAGGGAAATTCGTTTGACGTATGATATTCCATATGTGCTGATAGATGATTCTGATTTTGCCAAAACTAATATGACTTTCGGTATGATGAATAGAGAAATACTTTATATTAGTGTTGTCAATCGCCATCCTGTGGATATTTTAAGAACTATTTCTCACGAGTTTATACATTATAAGCAAGTTATGGATGGGAAAAAAATTTCGTCAAATCCCGGAAGTCCTGCTGAAAATGAAGCAAATGCAAAAGCAGGTGAGATTATGCGGAAGTATGGAAAACTTCATCCAGAATTATTTGACCTGATGCCAATTAGGTGATATAATTCTTTTCTTGGGGGCATAGCTCAATTGGAAGAGCACTTGATTTGCATTCAAGAGGTTTCGAGTTCGAGACTCGATGCTTCCACTCTGCCCAAGTGGTGAAACTGGTATACACGCATGACTTAGGATCATGTGCTTCTGCGTGGAGGTTCGAGTCCTCTCTTGGGCATTAAAATAAATAAATATATAATAAAAATAGTTGTTATAAGTAGTAGTTATAACTAAAGAATGAAAAAATTTCACCAATTCATAACGGAAGCAACCTCCGCATCAGTTCAAGCAAAACGTCTTGGTCTTGTTGGCGATGGGCATGGGGGGTGGTATAATAGGGCCACTGGTGAATTTGAGGCAAAGACTGTGGGTGGTCAATTGAAGTATTTCAACAAACGTCAAATTATTGGTGGTAAAGATCCTAAGCAGGGAGAGTTTGAGAAAAATATTCCTCTTGGGTCTTCAACTCCGGAACAACCTGCATCCTCGCAAGAAGTTCCTGTAGAGCAGCAACCTCAAGAAGAAATTCCTCAAGAAGCACCAGTTGCAACGCCCCCACCAGTTCCTAAAACTAAGGGAACATTGACAATTGCTTTTGGACGCTTTAATCCACCAACAGTTGGTCATCAACAATTGATGGATACTGCTGCAATGGCAGCAATAGAAGATGATGGTGATTATATTATTGTCCCTTCTCGTAGTCAGGATAAAAAGAAAAATCCATTAGATCCTGATACAAAAATTTCATATATGAGAAGGATGTTTCCTGATCATAGTGAAAGAATTGTAAATGATTCAAATTTTAGAACCATCTTTGATGTCCTTAAAAAGGCACATAACGATGGATATACCAATGTTAGAATCGTTGGTGGTTCAGATAGGGTTAAGGAATTTGAAAGATTATCCAATGATTACAATGGACAACTTTATCAATTTGATGTAATTGATGTAATTTCATCGGGAGATAGAGATCCTGATAGTAATAAAGGCGTGGAAGGAGTTTCTGCATCCAGACTTAGACTTGCAGCAGCTGAAGGAGATTTCATAACATTCAGATCAGGACTTCCTTCTGAAATTAAAAATAAAGAAGCACTTCAACTTTTTGATCTTGTTAGGCAAGGAATGGATATTCAAGAAATACAACAAGAAGGATATAATACTTGGGAAATTGCACCAAAATTCGACTCACAATCGTTAAGGGAAAATTATATTGATAAAAATATTTTTAAAGTTGGAACTTTTGTCGAAAATTTAAATACTGGATTAAATGGTAAAATTATTCGTAGAGGAACTAATTACTTAATTTGTGTAACTGAAAATGGAATGATGTTTAAATCGTGGATTAAAGATGTAAAAGAATCATATTCTGAAAAGCACATGGATAGAATGATGAGACTTCCTGGAAAACCAAATACATTAATGGGAACTTTAGGTGCATTTAAATATGCAGCAATGATGACTCCGGGTGCAATTGGAACTGGTATGGAAAATATTCAAAGTGGTGGAAAACCTTATGGTGTTAATTTGATAAATAAAAATAGGAAAAAAGTAAAAGGTTAAATTCTTCATATGAAAAAGCATATTGCTGAGGATCTTCCTGCAAGAAAGCACCCACAGGCTCAAATGTCTGCACAAGCAAAGAAACCAGAAGGACCTCAAAACAAACCTGGTGGTGGGGATGCTGGCAGTGGAGATAAAACTCCAGAAGAAAGAATTAGTCAAGCTGCCTCAGATATTCGTTATCGTGCCAGAAGAGAAGAAATTCCATTAAGGCAGGCATACTCCCAATATATGCAAAACAGTTCAATGTCTGAGCAGGAAAAATCTGCAGTAAGAGATAAACTTTTTGGTAAGGGTGGAATGCAATCGGAAGATTTCAATAATTATATGAAAGAATCTGCTTCAAATGCAGTTTCTAAAGCACTTTATAAAGTATTTGTAGAAAAGAAAAGTGAAGTAATTGATCATGATCAACTCAAGTATGGTTTAGAAGAAAAGGTAAATGATACTTCTGAAGGAAAAAAATATAAAGTAAGAGTCACTGATCCTAAAAATAACGTTACTTATGTGAGGTATGCTACCCGCCAAAAAATCAGTGAACTTAGGGGAAAAGGTCTTGAAGTTGAAATGACTGAATATGGAACTCCATATGAAGGTGAAAGAACTAAAGGTGAAAAAACTGCTGAGGTTCTAGGTAACAGAGCAAAAAAAGATTATGATGGTGACGGTAAAGTAGAAAGTGGTGCTAAAGAATATCGTGGAGCAGTTCATAACGCTATTCAACGTAAGAAAGGTGGAGTTGCTGATGGTAAAGATACCTCAAGCGTAAAAGAAGGTTTTTTAGGTGAGGTAGCAGCAACTGCAAATTTGCCTCAAACTGATGCTCCTCAGATAGTAAATTCAGATGCTAATTCCACTCAAATTGATTTTACTACTAAAAAAAATAAAATTGTTGTAAATCCAACTGATAATTCGCAATCTAAATTAATGGCACATCATGAAATGGGTGGTGATGTAATTGTTGAAAATGGTTATTCTAAGTTTCTTAAAAAAGTTCATGCTCTTCAAGAAAAGGCAGAAAGTGAGCAACAGCAAAAACTTTTTGGACTTGCTCTTTCAGTCAAAAGAGGTAAAACTCCAAGATCTGAAGTAAGTGCTGAAGTTCTTAAAATTGTAGATTCGATGAGTGAAAAAGAAATTCGCAAGTTTGCTAAAACTAAGCACGAAGGAATTCCTAAAAAAGTTCAAAAAGAAGAAACTGAGTGTGGACCTGAAAAAGAAAATGAGATAGATCGTCGTCCTCTTGCAACAGCAATTAATCTTGCAAAAAATAAAGCAAGAGCAATGGGTGCTAAAAATCCATTAGTAATGGTTGCTTCTGAAAATATTGAATCTGGACCAATTCTTCCTACTGAAAAAGGAAGGAGAGTTTTTCCTAAAGGTCAAGAACCAAAGGCAACTGGGGCAAAATTACCTACGCTTCAAAAAGCACAATATGATCCAGAAGGTGAAGTGATTGAAGAAGAAATGCCAAAAAGGGCGAGAAAGAAACCTTCTGAAGGAACTACAAATCTTTCACATATGGGAATCTATGGCAGAACGCAAAAACAAAAGAAGAAAATGAAACCAATTTTTCCACCATCAAAATCTGATGATGATAGTTATGATGATGATCGTGATCATCCTTCTTTGACTGCTAGAGAAAGAAATCCAAATTTAAGATAAATAAAACAGGATACTCTTCACACGGAGAACATCATGAGAGATGCATTAGTGGTGGTAATTAAACCACTTATTATTTCAATTGCAACACATTCAGCAGTTAAAAATCTTGTTCTTGACCTACTTAAAAAGTATGTTGATAGCACAGACAATAGTATTGATAATGTAGTTTATGAACTTGTAAAAGAAAAACTTTTTCAACCACAAAGATAAAATTAGTAAAAATTTAGTTAATATTTTGGAGACCAAACTTAAGGTCTCCTTTTTTTATAAATATCATTAGAAAAGAATTCATAGGTAAGGAAACATGTCTCTTTGGGGCAATAAAGATTCTTTAAGCAATCTTACTGGAACTATCACGATTAATCTTGCTACTGAAACCGTAACCGGTAGTGGCACAACTTTTGTAACTGCAGGAATTTCTATTGGAGATATATTGGTAGTTGGTGCTGGTGCTACTTACGGTCAAGCAGTAATTAGTGATGTAACATCCAATACTCAACTTTCAATTGGTTCAACTCAGTTTCTCATTGGAATTGGCACCGTTGGATTTGGTGCAACAGTTGGTGTTGCTTACACTATAACTCAAAAACCAAAGTATACTCTTGAAGATGGGCAATATTTTGCTCCTGATGTAAAGTCAAACAGATTCTCCGCAGTCTTTGGTGTAGGAACTACTGAAGCAACTGTAGCAGCTGGTAGAACGGTTGGTGGTAAGAATGCTGCTTATGCCGTAGCACACGCTGGTTGGGTTGGTGTTACAACTTATGTTGATAATCACGGAAACTTCAGAGTTAAAACAGAGACTCTAGTTGCTGGATCTAGCATTACTGGAGACGCTGATGATGACGGTAGATATCCAGATAGCTGATAATATGGTATGAGATTTGATGAATTGAATGAAGACAATTATTTGATATTCGCCATAAAGTTCTATGATAATCCCCAAGCATTAACTATGGAGGATTTTCAATCTGATTTGAAAAGAATACGATATGTCAAAAGATTACTAAAAAAATATAGAAATACGGGTGAGCTTAGAACTCACCTTATTTTAAATCATTTGACCATACTTTTTAATGTTTTTAATGACGCCGCTGTTCCATTGTTATTCTATAATTTGGACAAGGATTTATGGCCAACAATAAAAAGTTTTCTTTTATTTTTGAATAGATTTCCGGAATATCCAAAAACACATATGCATGATATTGAAGAAGATGTAGAGTGTTTGTCACAATTGCAAACAATTTAATGGATAAATTAGAAAAATTAATTTTTACAATTCGTAATATTAAAGAAGAAATGGTTGCTTCTGTTCCTACTAATTCTGCAAATTCTGCTGGATTGGGATTTAATCCTGATACTGAATCGCCACCTGTTGATCTAAGAAAAAAGCGAAGATGGAATATCTTTTTTAAAGATATGGTGAGAAGGCAGCGAAAAAGGGAAAAATAAATAATAGTAGATTTGTTATGGGCAAATCTCACCACCGAAGAAAATGTTTAATCAAAACACCTCATCCGACACCAAAATTGCAGTTTTAGAAGAACGCCTTTCATCATACGAACTTTTGCTAAAAAAGATTGATGAAGCAATCCAGATTATGGGTAAGACTAGTCAAAACATTAGTAAGATGTTGGCAGTCCATGATGAAAAAATTGAGCAATCTAGTAAAACAGATGAGATGATTTCTAAAATGATTGGTGAGTTAAAAGAAGAGAATCGAGAGCAGCATCATAGTGTAACAGAAAGAATTAAAGTTTTAGAAGCAAAGGTTGAAGAAGTTGCAAAATTTCGTTGGATAATTTTTGGAGCAGCGGTTGTAATTTCTTTCGCATTTTCTCAATCTCATATGGTTGTAGACATCTTGACTCCGGACTCACAACCTGCTAGAATAGAGAGCACGAAGTAATACTACCTTTATAATGGATTTGATTGACTCCAAGTATATTGGACTCGTTTCATCACGCCTGCAAAAATTTAAGAGGGTTAAAGCGGATCTCTATAACTTTCGGTGTCCTCTTTGTGGCGATTCCCAAAAGAACAAAAGTAAGACGAGAGGGTATTTTTACCAAGTCAAAAATAATACAAACTTTAAGTGTCATAATTGTGGGGCAAGTTTATCCTTCAATAATTTTCTTAAAGAATTGGATCCAACTCTCCACAAACAATATTCGATGGAGAAGTTTAAAGAAGGGCATACTGGTAAAAACTTCATCGTAGAGCAACCGAAGTTAGAGTTTGTAAAACCAGTATTCAAAAGAAAACTTGATTTGCCCAAAGCATCAGAAAATCAGATTGCTTGCGAATATTTGGAAAAAAGAAAACTTGATCCAGAAAAGTTTTATTTTGCTGACAAATTTAAAGAGTGGTCAAACACTCAAAAACATACCTTCAACACTATTGGTAAGGATGAATCTAGAATTATCATACCGTTATACGACATTGAAAAAAATCTTATTGGATTTCAGGGAAGAGCACTCGGACCCTCTCCAAATAAATACATCACTGTCATGATTTCTGATGACTCTCCTAAACTTTACGGTCTTGAAAAGATTGATACATCAAAAACGATTTTTATCGTTGAAGGTCCCTTCGACTCCACTTTCATTGAAAACGCTGTTGCTATGTGTGGGTCCGATGTTGATATTAGGTCGTTTGGTTGGAGCGATTATATTTGGGTTTTTGATAATGAACCACGCAATCAAGAAATCGTCAAACGAATATCAAAAACCATCGACAGAGGTGATAAAATAGTAATTTGGCCAGCAACTATTTTACAAAAGGATATTAATGATATGGTGCTTGCTGGACTTAATGTTATGGATGTGTTAAAATCAAATATCTACTCTGGTTTAGAAGCAAAAATTAAGTTTAACAATTGGAAAAAAGTATGAGCAACGGAACAAAAGTAGTCAAGAGAAGTGGTAATGTTGAGTCTCTTGATCTGAATAAACTTCATGTAATGGTCGAAGAATCTTGTAGGGATCTTGCTGGGGTTTCTGCATCTCAAGTTGAAATGCAATCTGGGATTCAGTTTTATAGTGGAATTACTACTGCAGAGATTCAAGAAATTCTAATTCGATCTGCTTCAGACCTGATTGATCTTGAGCATCCAAACTATCAGTTTGTTGCTGCCCGTCTTTTGTTGTTTTCAATTCGAAAGCAAATTTTTGGAAGAATCTATAATGGTTTGACCGTTTTAGAACACACTCGTAAATGTGTGGAAATGGGAGTTTATGATTCTGAAATTTTAAATCTTTATTCTGAAGAAGAATTTGAAAAATTAGAATCCTTTATTGATCATGATCGCGATTATCTCTTCACTTATGCTGGTCTTCGTCAAGTAGTAGATAAGTATTTGGTTCAGGATCGCAGCACTGGCGAACTTTATGAAACTCCACAATACATGTATCTTTTGATTGCTGCTACTATATTTTCAAAGTATCCAAAAGAGACACGTTTAGATTACGTTAAGAAGTATTATGACGCAATCTCAAAGCACAAAATCAACATTCCTACACCAATCATGGCAGGTGTTAGAACCCCACTTCGCCAATATGCAAGTTGCGTTCTTGTTGATGTTGATGACACCCTTGACAGTATCTTCAGTTCTGATATGGCAATTGGTCGCTATGTGTCGCAAAGAGCAGGAATTGGTATCAATGCAGGTCGCATCAGGGGAATCAATTCTAAAATCAGAGGTGGAGAAGTTCAGCATACAGGTGTTGTCCCATTCCTCAAAAAGTTTGAAGCAACTGTTAGATGTTGTACACAAAACGGGATTCGTGGTGGAAGTGCTACTGTTCATTTCCCAATCTGGCACCAAGAAATCGAAGACATTTTAGTATTGAAAAATAACAAGGGAACTGAAGATAATCGTGTTCGTAAGTTAGACTACTCTATTCAAATCTCCAAACTTTTCTATGAACGATTCATCAAAAATGAAGAGGTTTCACTCTTCTCCCCACATGCAGTTCCTGGTTTATATGATGCTTTTGGCACTGATGGATTTGACGATCTATATGTTCGTTATGAACGAGATGAGTCTATTCCAAGAAAAACTATCGGAGCTCAGGAACTCTTTTTGGACCTCTTAAAAGAGAGAGCAGAGACTGGTCGTATTTACATTATGAATATTGACCATTGCAACTCTCATTCATCATTTATTGATAAGGTTGAAATGAGTAACCTTTGTCAAGAAATTACTCTTCCAACTAAACCTATTCAACACATCGATGATCCTGATGGTGAAATTGCTCTCTGTATTTTGAGTGCAATTAATGTTGGTAAAATCAAAACCAATGATGAACTTGAAGTTCTTTGTGATCTTTCTGTTCGTTCTCTTGATGAGTTGATTGACTTTCAAGGATACCCCGTCAAATCGGCAGAAATTGCCACCAGAGCACGTCGTTCTCTTGGAGTGGGGTATATTGGTCTTGCTCATTATCTTGCCAAGCACGGAGAGCATTATGGGGATCCTAGAGCATGGCAATTGGTACACGATCTGACTGAAGCATTTCAGTATTATTTAATTAAAGCAACTGTCAGACTTGCTAGAGAAAAAGGTCCTTGCGAGTATTCTCACCGAACGAAATATGCTCAAGGTATTCTTCCTATAGATACTTATAAGCGAGATGTGGATGAAATTGTACCTAACGAACTTAAGTATGATTGGGAGTCACTGCGGCAGCAGGTTAAGAAATATGGAGTCCGGAACTCAACATTGTCCGCACAGATGCCATCGGAGAGCAGTTCCGTTGTGTCAAACGCAACCAACGGAATCGAACCACCTAGAGGATACCTGTCCGTTAAGAAGTCCAAGAAAGGACCTCTCAAGCAAATTGTTCCGCAGTATCAAACTCTTAAGAACAATTATACGCTTCTTTGGGATATGCCTAGCAATCTTGGTTATATCAATATTGTTGCTGTTATGCAAAAATTCTTCGATCAAGCGATTAGTGGAAACTGGTCCTATAACCCACAAAATTATTCAGATAATGAAGTCCCTGTTAGCGTAATGGCACAAGATCTTCTAATGTGCTATAAAATGGGATGGAAAACTGCATATTATCAGAATACTTATGATATTAAAACTGATGAAGTAGTTGAAGAACCAAAGCAAGAACTCCAATCTCTTCTTGATGACATTATGAGTGGTGATGAAGATGATTGTGAAAGTTGCAAAATCTGACTTAGTTAAATATTACAGTGTGAGTTAAGTTAATTTGTTGAGGGAAGTATGGTTTTTAATTTTAAAACAAATTCAGAGGAAAAAAGTATGGTCGAATCAATGACCGTTTTTAATTCTCAAGAAGTAGATACTAAAAAACAACCTATGTTTTTTGGACAACCATTAGGACTACAAAGATATGATCAATATAAGTATCCAGTATTTGACAAATTAACTCAACAACAATTAGGTTACTTTTGGAGACCTGAAGAAATTTCTTTACAGAAAGACAGGGGAGATTATCAAACTCTTCGTCCAGAACAGAAACATATTTTTACATCAAACTTAAAATATCAGATTATGCTTGATTCAGTTCAAGGAAGAGGTCCTGGTATGGCATTTGCCCCATACTGCTCTCTTCCAGAATTGGAAGCATGTATGAAGGTCTGGGAGTTCATGGAAATGATTCATTCTCGTTCTTATACATACATTATAAAAAATGTATATTCAGACCCTTCTGAAGTTTTCGATACGATTTTAAATGATGATCGTATTATGGAACGTGCTATTAGTGTCACTGAATCTTATAATGACTTTATCAATAGTGCTCAACAATATGGAACATCTAATGATTGGATTCATGCGTTAGAACAAGTTCCCACCGCACAAAGTACAAGATATGAACTTAAAAGAAAACTGTACAGAGCAGTTGCAAACGTTAATATTCTTGAAGGTATTCGCTTTTACGTCAGTTTCGCTTGCAGTTTTGCATTTGGCGAACTCAAGCTTATGGAAGGAAGTGCAAAAATCATCTCATTGATTGCTCGTGACGAAAGTCAACATTTGGTCATCACACAAAACATTCTAAACAAGTGGAAAGAGGGTGATGACCCTGATATGAAGAAGATCTCACAAGAAGAAGAACAATGGGTTTATAAGACCTTTGAGAAGGCAGTCAATCAAGAAAAACTTTGGGCAGAGTATCTGTTTAAGAATGGATCCATGATTGGACTCAATGATAAACTTCTTCAGCAATATGTTGAATGGGTTGCAAATCGCAGAATGAAAGCGATTGGTCTAAAACCACTTTATGATGTTTCTGCAAAGAATAACCCTCTTCCTTGGACCGACCATTGGTTGAATTCTAAAGGACTGCAAAATGCCCCACAAGAAGTAGAGATTGAGCAGTATTTGATTGGTGGCATTAAGCAAGATATGAAAAATGATACTTTTGCAAACTTTAAACTATGATTTCTAGTCATCATGAAATAGAATGGAATCTTGAAGAAATGAAAACTGCCTATAGAGAGGCAGCAGAAGCAGATAGATTTTTATTTGGAGATTTTGATTATTCTTATATTTGGAAAGAAACGAATGGTAATGATGTCTATTAGAGTCCTTCGGGACTCTTTTTTTATAAATAAAATTATAAGAAATTAAGAAAGTAAAAATGTCTAGAATTACTGGATTTGATGCTGCAAATTTGATAGAGGCATATAATGCTGTTTATGCTCCTCAAGAAGAGGTTGAACTCACTGAGGAACAAATTCAAGAAGACTTTGAGAACTGGGTAAATTCACTTGTAGAAGAAGGTCATGACCTCAGTGAGTATACTTGGGAAGAGATGTATGAAGAATATTTGAACGAAGTTATCAGACCTACTACAGGGCAACAAACTGCACCTCGTCCTACAACTTCCCCCAGACCAACACCTGCAGCAACTGGATACAACCCTGCTGGTGGTGGAATGGGTGGTGCAAGAGGATCTCGTGGACCAGTTGTTTCACAAAGACCAGCACCATCTAGATTTGGAACTACTACACCTAGAGGATCATCAGTAACATCTACCGGCGTTTCTGGTCTTTCTGCTGCTGATAGAGCAGCATACTCTGCAGGAGGTGGAAATACTGCTGCCCAAAGAGGAATGGGTCAAACAACGTCTCAGGTAATTGCTCAGGGCAGAGCAAATCTGAATAGAATGGATCAGGGAAGACCTGCTCCTGCTCGTCCCGTTGCATCTGCTCCTGCTTCTACAAGACCCGTAGCAACTGCTCCAGCAAGACCTGCAGCAACTGCTCCAGCAAGACCTGCAGCAACTGCTCCTGCTGCTCCAAGACCAACACCTGCAGCGACTGCACCATCCGCTCCTGCTGCTCCCAGACCTTCTCTTGCTCAGCAAACTGCAGAACTTCGTAAAATGAGACAAGCATCTCAGCAACGTCAAATTGCACAAGGAGGAACTCCTGCAACTCCTTTAGTTCAATCTTTTGATCCTTTTGATATTGTTATGGGTTATCTAATTGATGAAGGATATGCTGAAACTGAAGAGGCAGCAGCAGTTATTATGGTAAATATGAGTGAAGAATGGAGACAAGAAATTCTTGAGGGAAAAGTTGCTAGTGAAACAATGGGTTCTGATGAAAGAAGAAGGGAAAGAAACGATAGATATAGAGAAGAAAATCCAACTCTACCAAGTGGAAATCCTACAGGAGTAAATGCTCAATTAATGAGACAAATGGCACATGCCAAAAAAAGAGGAGTAAAGAAGAAAAAAAATTAAATTATTTTTAAATTATTATCATAAGAGGGTCTAACCAACCCTCTTTTTTTATAAATAACTAAAAAAGTAAGAAAGAAACATGAAGTCCTTTAGTCAGTTTTTGGAAGAGTCATATTTGAATGAAGAAGAAGCAAGGCAAGGATCATTATTTACTCGTAGTGGAAAACCACAAAATTTTAAAGGCGGAAGAACTCCATTCACCGCAACTGATCCCACACCACTTCCAGCATCTAAAAGACTTCCTGCCGGTTCTCCGGAAGCACCAAAAGTTTCTTCAGGACAATTGAGTATTCCGGAACCAAAAACAACTAAAGTTTCTGGATCACAAGTTAGAAGTGCTGGAGAAGCAAGACAAGGATCACTACTTACAAAAAGTGGTCAAGCACAAAATTTTACAGGTGGAAGAACTCCTTTTGTTGGGACTGAACCAGTAAAAGCAACAAAACGCCTTCCTGCAGCTGCTCCAGAAGCACCAAAAGTTTCTCCGGGACAACAAGTAATTAGACAAACTTCAAATCCTCCAACCACAAAAGCATTACCTCCCGGACAAAAAGGTGGAACATTAGCAACAACATCTTCTACCAAACCAGCAACAACTCCACCAATTCAAGCAGTAAATGTAAAAGATATTACAGCAAAACCAAAAGCACTTCCTTCTGCTGGAAAAGCAAGTGCTCCAAAAGCACCTACTTTAGGAAAAACTGTTAATCCAAAATCTTTAAGTGCCGTAAAACCAAGTTCTACTACAGGTAAATTTCCTTCCGGTTTAGGTAGGAATTTAGGTCGTGCTGCTTATGGACTTGAAGCAGGTTTAGAAACTTTAGATCAAAAATCTAGAGGTCGCAAAACTGGTTCTGCAATTGCAATGGGTGCAACAAAAGCAGCAGGTGGATGGGCTGGTGCTAAAGCAGGTGCGGCTGGTGGTGCTGCTTTGGGATCACTTGCTGGTCCAATAGGAACTGGAGTAGGTGCAGCACTTGGTGGTATTGGTGGATATGTGGCAGGTTCTAATCTTGCTGGAAAAGCATCTGAAACAGTTGCTGGAGCAACTGGAAAAGAAAAATCAGCAATGGCAACTGCAAATCGTCAACGCCAGGCAGGAACTGCTATCAAAGGTATTGGTGGAAAAACAACATTTGATACCAAAAAGAATACAATGACCACTGGTTCTGGATCACAAAGAAAAACAGTTGGACTTGCTAAAACTGGTGTTGTTCAAAGAGGTGGACAATCAACAGCAGGATACCTTGCATATAAAGGTGGTAAAGCAGTTTATAAAGCAGGACCAAGTGCTCAGTCACTTGCAAAAACTTCTTCAAATCCACTGGAAAGAATTGGAAGATCTTTATTTGCAGGTGCATATAAGAAATCGGATGCTGCTGCCGCTGCTAAAAAACTTGCCACTGCTAGACAATCTGATGCTGCTCGCAATAAAGCACTTGGTGTTAAAATGAAGCCTGGTGGGTGATTTTTATAAATACCATTATATAAAAGTATTAAATTCATAACCATGTCTAGAATTTCGCAAGATTTCATCAACAGTGTTGGATACTTGTATGAGGAAATCAACATTCAACAGAATGACTTTCTGAATGAAGAATCTGAGTATTATGATGCGGAAGCAGCAGAAATAGTAGAAGATATTCTTGCTACTATCTCAACTTCAATGGTTTATGAAGGATATAGTGCTGAAGCAATTATAGGTTTCTTATCAGATTCTTCAGAAGAAACCATTATTGAAAAGTATCTAAGTTTTGATGAAAATGTTCTTTTGGAAAGTAATGTTTCTGATGAATATATTGAGGAGCAATTTCAACAATTAAATGAAATTATTGGTGCTGCACTTAGAATTGCTGGGGCAGGTCTTAAAGCAGCAAAATATGCTAAAGGAGCAAAAGGTCTTGCTCCTTTAACTAGACTTGGTTCTGGGTTGCAGGGAGCTGGAAAAGCAGCATCTAGAGTTGCTCAGCAAGGAGCAAAAGCAAGTGCTATGGTAAGACCAGCACTATCAAAAGGGGTTCAAAAAGCAAAAGACATTGCTCAAGGGGCAAAAAAAGCACTGCCAGGAATCGCTAAAGGTGCTGGAATCTTTGGATTAGGTGCTGCTGGTGGTTATGTTGGGGCAAAAATGGCAGGTGCTGGATCTGGAGAAAAATCTGCAGAATCTCCAAAACCATCAACAAAAACTCCTGCACCTGCAGCACCTAAATTACCACCTGCATCATCTAGTTCTGGGGGAGGATCTGCATCTTCTGGTGGTGGGGCGACAAGATCAAAACCAGTAGCACCCGTTACTTCGAAGCAGACTGGTAATAAAGCAAAGGATATGGCAACTTGGGCAAAAGCAAATCCAAAACTTGCTGCTAAGTTAAATCCAGATGGAACCCAAAAGGGAACTGGGCAAAGTGAAATGGAAAAAAGTGCTGAAGAACTTCGTCAAATGGCGAATAGATCCAAACAACGTCAAGGTGCTTTAATGGGTGGTCCAGAAGGTCCCGGTAAGATTGATACAAAAAGTGTAGATGCTGCTATAAAAGCAGAACAGGAAAAGCAAAAGCAAAAACTACAATCTCAAAAAAATACTTCTATGACTGCTAAAGAGTCATATGAACCCTATGATGTTATTTTGAATTACCTGCTGTCTGAGGGTCATGCAGACACCGTAGATGAGGCAAATTACATTATGTTAGAAATGGATGAAAATGCAGTTGGAACAATTATTGAAGAGTATGAAGATTATCTTCTTGCTGAGGAAATTCAAGAGTGGGTGAATGGTCTTCTAGATGAAGGATATGATTTTTCGGAATATTCTTGGGATGATATCGTAGAGTATTACGTAAAGAATTGATTTTATTCTAACATAACTTCAGGGGGGCTTGACAAGTCCCCTTTTTTATTGCTAGACTAGGTTTGTCTCCGTTGAAGATAACTTATATTTAATAATACTTAGAGCTCTTAAGGGCAGCACCATAAATTCTTTCAGATTCACTCATATAAAAAGTTCCGCCAATATTTGTATTATAATACTCTTCACTCATTAATACATTGCGGTTGAACTGTTCATAAGTTTCATAGTAACTCATTGATTTTTTATGAGGGCATAGGTAGAGAATTTCACGAAGAAAATGTTCTTTACCTAATTTTTTTACATCTTCATTCAGTTCATCGCAAGAACCAAAGTAATTTTTCCAATCACTTTCTAGTGTTTTTCTTCTTCCAGTTTTTCTATCCTTTTGCCTTGTCCAGAAATGTTTTTTACCAATATATTTTTTATTATTCGTAAGATTCGTAATTATGTAAACAAATCCCTCCATTCCTTTGGGAACATCGGTAAAGACCTCTCCATTATATTGCCAATTCATAAGCATTCTTTATTTACCTATTTAGATTTGTCATCGAAGGGTAAAAATGCTAGACTTGAAGAAATCAATGATTTTCTAAATACTATGACCACGCTTGAAAGAACTCTTCGTCACTCGCATGACTGGGCAATTGATCGAATTCATGAATTGTCCGAATATGATATTGAAGCAGCACACTCAATTCAATCTGAGTTTAGTGAATGGTTGAATCCTGATATTGAGAATCATGATATTTTTTCACTCGAATACATAGGAGAATAAAATGCTAATCGATCTTCATAACTTCTTTAGATTTTATGATGAGAAGAATCCAAAGCACGTTGCGGCAGTAGAGCAACTTGAAAAGGATCTTCTGGCAAAAGCAGAAGACTTAATGGATGATGATGCAAATTGGGTGAGAATTTTTAGATCCAAAGTAGAAGCACCAAAGACTCCTGGCGTTCTTGACGTTCCTTTTTATCCACAAACAGATAATTACAGAGATGCGAACAGAACCTGTAATTCATCTTCTTGTGCAATGGTATTAGAATACTTTAAACCAGGCACACTTTCTGGACCAAAGGGCGATGACGCATACATTCGTAAGGTTTTTGCAGTTGGCGACACAACTGATCATGCAGTTCAAACCAAAGTTCTTGCGTCTTATGGTATTAAGTCACAGTTTAGTTACAATCTTTCTTTTGCTAACCTTGATAGGGAGCTTGCCGCTGGTAGACCTGTCTGTATCGGGATTCTTCATCGCGGTTCTCTATCTGCACCTACTGGTGGGCACATATGTGTAGTCATTGGTAAAAGAGGAGAAGATTATGTGATTAATGATCCTTATGGTTCTCTGAATGATGGATACACTGGTCCAGTCACAAATGGTAAGGGTGTTGTTTATAAGCGTTCAGACTTGGTTCGCCGCTGGTGCCCAAAAGGTAATGATGGTTGGGGGAGAATCTTTGACGCAAAAAAGCAATGAAAATTCCAGCACCCGGAATTAAATTAATTAAAGAGTTTGAGGGATGTCACTTAAAAGCATATCCCGATCCTTTGACCGGAGGACTTCCAATCACAATCGGTTGGGGAAGCACTCGTGATTTTGACTATACTCCTTTCAAGAGAGATAGAGTCATTACACAAGACTATGCGGATCGTTTATTGGAGCACGATTTACTTAATCGTTTTCTTCCAAAATTATCCAAGATTCCTTATTGGAGTGAAATGAATGATAATCAAAAATCAGCATTGCTTTCTTTCAGTTATAATCTTGGGTCTGATTTTTATGGTGCTCCTGGATTCAATACGATCTCCAGAAAGTTAAGAGAAAAAGATTGGAAAGGTATTCCTGCAACTCTAGAATTGTATCGTAATCCTGGCACAAAAGTAGAAGCAGGACTACGAAGAAGAAGAATTGCTGAAGGAAAACTTTGGATGTCTTAATCTTCTACTTTAGTTCTTAATGCAATCACAGTAGTTAATATCGTTAAAAGTGTTTCATATCCTCTTCTTTCAGATTCTTTGCAATCTAAAGGGGGAGGATTTTTCAATTCTCCTTTTACGTTTGCTCTATTGATTGTTCCTGGAATCATAAAGTTACAAGCAATAAAATTGATACTGACAAACCCAATCGCAGAAAAACAAACTATAAAAATTAGTTTGGTGAGATTGAGTTTCATTTTTCCTCTTGCTGATGAATCCAGGTTTTTAATTCACTAACATATTTTCTTAATATCTCTGCTTTTTCTAGGTGCCAAGTATTACCACTCATGAAGTATTCGTGAGTGTGATTATCAATTGCTTTTAAAATCTGATGGATGGGGGCATTCCAAGGCTCACGCTTTGGTGTATTCCACTCTCGTGGCATATGACCTCACTTTTTCTTGCCACCGTTCTTTGCTTTTTTCGCAGTCGCATTACCTTGATTTTGCTTGGATCCGTTGGATCCTTTTTTACCTTTGTTTGCTGATTTTGCCATTGGTGTGAAGGCATAACAATTTATTTATGTGCCACTTTACAAACTGTCATACTTGACAAATCCTAAATATTAACTTATTATGTAAAAATCCCTGTTATGAGCAGGGTTTCTTTTTATGAGACTTTGACCGTGACACCCAGAGCCGTGGAAGGTGCCTTTTGAGAAAGAGGTGGACCCCCCTTCTATACGGATGTAGAGTTCAATTAATTTAAATGCAAAATTTCTTTACAGTAACCTTGCCTCTTTTGGCGACGGTTACAACCACAACGGCATCACTGCCTTCAGTGTTTCCTCCTCCACCTGTGAGTGGTCCTCCACCGTTTTCTATTATTCAAGAGGAGCCTACAACAAAGACAGCAATCCGCGAGGTTGCTCCCGAAAAACCTAAAGAGACAAGGTTAATTTGTAAAGGGTGTAATGAATACGAAAATAAGACCCTGAACTTTCTTCAGGATCGTGGTATTAAAGATAAATATGCCCTTGCCACCGTTATGGGTAATATTCGACAAGAATCAACATTTGTTCCGAATATCTGTGAAGGTGGTTCTAGAACCTCTTATAGAGGTTGTAGAAGTGGTGGATTCGGATTGATTCAGTGGACTTCATCAAATCGGTATAATGGATTGGGTGAGTTTGCTGCTCGTTATGGTGGAAATCCTTCTACACTTGATACACAACTTCATTATATGATTAATGAGACTCAATGGAAAGAAATCGAGCATAGACTCAAAAGACCTGGAAACTCGATTAATTACTATATGAGACTCGCACATAACTGGTTGGGGTGGGGACATCACGGCGCCCGCACTTCATATGCCTATGATTACGCTTCTCGTCTGATTAAGACAGAAGTTTGATATATAAGGGAGGGTTTGTGCTCTCCCTTTTCTTATGTTTAAGTTTGGTAAAAAGAAACCAGATATAAAACAATATGCAATCATAGGAATTGTATTATCATCTATCATTGCAGCACTCTCACAATGCACAGGAGTATCGCAAAATGGACTTTGGGACTTATTGGACGAAATTCAAAGAAAATATTTCCCACAAACTATCCTTAATGAGTTTATACTTAAAGATCCTGAAAAACTGAATCGTAGAATTGTAAGAGATGTAGACAGAGCAATTCGTGATGTAACACCAGAGTATGATTGGATTATTTCCGATTATGATAGAAAGTATCAACCAAAGTATCTGGAAGAACCAAATGATGAGACCTTATGTTATACTGATGACTGTAAGGCACTTGCTCCACCAATGAGAAAATGTGCCTCTTGGGTGGAAGATTGTAATTAAACGACTATATAAACATATCTTATTTTTTGGAGATTATTATGTCTGTATCACAAGAACTACTGAATGCTGTTGAAGCTTGGAAAGTAGAAGACGAAAAGTTTGTTGCTGGAAATAATGCAGCAGGCACTCGTGCTCGTAAGGCACTTCAGGAAGTTGCTAAACTGGTGAAGACCCGTAGAACCGAAATTACTGAAGAAAAAAACGCCCGTAAGGAAGCAAAGGCTTGACCTAAGGCGTAAAAGACCTTATAATATCAGGGTTGAGAGATCAACTGCGACACTTCCCTTCAGTAGGTTCAGGAGTGGCGGCGATAGGAACCTACTTTATGTCTCAGTAGCACAGCGGATTAGTGCAACAACCTTCTAAGTTGTGGGTCGGGGGTTCGAATCCCTCCTGAGACGCTTGGAGATTTATTCTCCATAACACACACAAACACACAGGAGTAAAACAATGACACCTTTTGAATTACGCTTTGAAATTTTCAAGCAAGCATATGCTCATGCTAATGATGAATATCTTGCGAGATATAATATAGTTGATAATCATAATCAAAATACTGGAAATAAATGGGATTATCCCTCATTTCCTTCCTATGAAAGGATTGAGGAACTTGCAGAAAAAATCAATAACTTTGTAAGTTCTAGGTAATCAAGTGGGGTGGCAGCACCCCCGTTAGTAATCCCATCGACCGAGCAAGCGAACGGGCCCGACTGTTAATCGGAGATTGGTAGGGGCAGTACCTACGATGGGAGTTTTTAAATTATTATTTTTATAAATAAAAGTATAGTTGTTGGTTAGAAATGTCTAATAAAGAAGCAGTTTCTTACTATAGAAAAAGGGCAAAAACATACGCTACAAAGGCATTTGGGTCTAAATGTGGTATATGTGGTTATGATAAATGTGTCCAAGCATTAGATTTTCACCATATAAATCCAGAAGAAAAAGTTTTTAATCCATCTATGGGTGGAGTAACTAGATCTTGGGAGATACTTTCTTCCGAACTTCGTAAATGTGTGTGTTTATGTTCAAATTGTCATCGTGAAGTTCACGCTGGAGTAACTAATATTCCTGAAAATATTATTAGATTTGATGAAAGTTATGCAAAATGGGATTATGCTAATAAAGCAACACCTAAAGAAAAGGATAATTGTCCTCAGTGCGGAAAGGAAAAACTAACAACTCAAAAATATTGCTCAAATAAGTGTGCTTCTGCTGCTAGAACGAGGGATTATCCACCTTTGGATGAATTAATTGCTTTAGTTGAAAAGCACGGATATACTGGAACTGGAAGATTATTTAATTGTAGCGATAATGCTATAAGAAAACGAATAATGAGAGGGCAAGAAAAACTTGACAAACACTCGTAAATATGATAATATATAAATCTTGGAAGGTCTGGAAATGTCCGGGTCTTCCTTTCTAAATCCTAACTTTGTTAGGTCGGGGACTTGATCACCCCCGCGTTGCCCTATAAGCATTGTGGTGATGCAGCAGTTTTGTAAACTGCAGAGAACAGTTCAATTCTGTTATGGGGCTTGACATAATACTCATTATGTCATATACTTTCTTTTGTGTGAAGGAAGTGCTCGGAAGAGAGAAATCTCTTCCAAATGCGTGATTGATGTAGTGGTAACATTCCTCCCTTCCAAGGAGATCTCCTCGGTTCGAATCCGTGATCACGCTTTCTTAACCAAATCTTAGTTGACATAAGACCCAAAATGCTCTAAGATACTCTCAATCTTAAGGTTTGCTTAAGACCACCTAAATATCGAAGATTTACCTTGTTGTAAATCTTCACATTGTCGTTTAGTACTAAAAACAAATTTTTTATGAAGCTCAATCAACTGATGCTTGCACCTGTTGCTCTGGGAATGGTTGCTCCTGTTACTGCGAATGCCGCAGACCTTAATATGGTAGCAGTCAATCAATACTCGGAGAGTCAGGTTACAAGCATTTCACAATTTTCTGATGTCCGTCCTACTGACTGGGCATATCAGGCACTTGGTAACCTTGTAGAACGTTATGGTTGCGTTGCTGGTTATCCTAATGGCACCTATGGTGGTGGTAGGGCAATGACCCGTTTTGAGGCAGCAGCACTTCTGAATGCTTGCCTTGACCGCGTGACTGAAACCACTGACGAACTGAAGCGTCTTCTGGCAGAATTCCAATCGGAACTTGCGGTCCTTCGTGGTCGTGTTGATGGTCTGGAAAAGAAAGTTGGTGTTCTGGAAGCACAGCAGTTTTCTACTACTACCAAACTCAAGGGTGAAGCAAACTTCATTCTTGGTGGTGTCAATGGTGCAAATCTTCGTAACGGAACTCAAGTTGGAAACACTGCTTTCAACTATGATCTTCGTTTGAACTTTGATACATCGTTCACTGGTAAGGATCTGCTTCGCACTCGTCTGCGTAGTGGTAACTTCAGTGCTCAACCTTTCGGTTCTTCGTCTTCACTCTTCAAACTGGACAAAGCAGAAACCACTGCTGATGGTGTAATTATTGACCGTCTGTATTACAGTTTCCCTGCTCTGGCAAAGGGTGTAACTCTGACTGCTGGTGCTCTGGTTCGTAACACCGAAATGGCGTGGATTCCTACTGCTTATAAGTCGGATATTCTTGACTTCTTTGCTGTTGCTGGTGCTCCTGGTGTCTACAACAAGGCAACTGGTCAAGGTTTTGGTATTCAGTATGTTCAACCTGGTAAGAAGGGTGGAATCGTTGCGGGTATCAACTATGTTGCACAAGACGGTGATAACAGTTCAACTGGCGTATTCAACTCCACCGGTGGTCTGAATACTCTTGCTCAAGTTGGATATCGTGCTCCTAACTGGGGTGTTGCTTTCGGTTATCGTTACGGCACTCAAGGCACTCGTATTCGCACCTTTAATGGTCTGAATGGTGCTTCTGGAACTCTGGGTTCAAATCAAGGTTCTAACGGTTATGCTCTGAATGCTTACTGGCAACCTCTTCAATCTGGTTGGATTCCTTCGGTGTCTGCTGCCTATGGTTGGAACTATGTTGCAGGACCTTCTACTCCTTCTAACGCAACCAACTCTCAGACTTGGATGGCAGGTCTTCAGTGGAGCGATGTCTTTGCAAAGGGTAATGCCGCTGGTGTTGCTGTGGGTCAACCTGGAAATGCTCAAGGACTCCCTGCAAACGCAACGATGTGGGAAGTGTTCTATCGTTATCGCGTAAGTGATAATATCAGTGTCACTCCTGCACTGTTCTATGTCTCCAACAACCAAGCATTCTCTGGTGCTTCCAGCAACGTTGGTGGTGTGATTCAGACGAAATTCACCTTCTGATAAACTACTCACATCTTGAGTGGAACCACCCCTTTCTGGGGTGGTTTTTTATGATTCCTTAACACTTAACTATCCTTTAACTTTCATATACTATAATTCTTTCGTAGTCTCTCAATTTTTATGAAACTCGCTACTAAAATTTTTGCAGCAAGTCTTATTGCCACTCCTTTTGCCGCACTTGCTGGACCTGCTCTGAATGGTGCTGGTGCAACTTTCCCTGCACCCATCTATCAACGTTGGTTCCAAGATTATTCTCAACAAACTGGTAATCGTGTAAATTATCAGTCAGTTGGTTCTGGTGCTGGTGTTCGTCAATATATTGCAGGAACTGTTGACTTTGGTGCCTCTGATGAACCTATCAAGGCATCGGAAGCAGCAAAGGTCAAGCGCGGTGTCGTTCAGATTCCTATGGTCGGAGGAACGATTGCAGTTGCTTATAACAAACCTGGTTGTAATCTGAAACTGACGCAGAAACAGACCGTTGACATTTTCTCTGGTCGTATTAAGGACTGGAAACAAGTCGGTTGTGCTGCAGGTCCGATGAGGGTTGTATACCGTTCTGATGGGTCTGGAACGACTTATGCATTCACTAATTCTCTGGATGCTTTTGGTGGTTGGGGTCCTGGTGTAGGTAAGGCAGTCAAATGGACTGTTGGTGTTGGTGGTAAAGGCAACGAAGGTGTTGCTGGAAACATCCGACAAACTCCTGGTGCCATTGGTTATGTGAATACTGGATTTGTAAAGGCAAATCGTCTTCAGGCAGCAGCAATTCAAAATAAGGCAGGTAAGTTTGTTCTTCCTACTGCAAAATCTGGTGCTGCAGCATTGAATAACATCAAACTTGACCCTGTAACTCTTGCTGGTGAAGACCCAAATCCTGCTGGTGTAAATGCATATCCAATCTCAACTCTGACTTGGATTCTTGCATATAAGAATGGTAATGGTGCTAAAGCAAGTGATATTCGTGCTGCCATCAATTATGCTTTGAGTGGTAAGGCGCAAGGAATTGCTGATGATTTGGGTTATGTCCCTCTTTCTGGAAGCATTTTGAATCGTTCACGACTTGCTGTAAATCGTATCGGTCAGTAATATACATAGGGGGGGTTGACAAAGACTCCCCCCTTTAGTATGATAAGTATCAAGTCAGGAGGTTTATGTCTCTTATTTCTCAAATGGACCGTGAAATGGTC